TTCCAATACTTCTTGAGCTAGTACGCCTTCTGTTGGCTCTACGTCAACTCCTATTTCTTTAGCTTTATCGTTCCAATCCCATGTGTACCAACCGATACCAGGGTCTAGTTCACCAACCTTTTTAATGTTAGTTTTTAAATCAGTATCTGATGAGAAAATAGAACCTATGGCTCCTAAAATCTGAGAGCCAGTGCTTGGCACTTGGGCTACAGAACGTTGATAAGCACTTGTACCAGTTCCGCCAGATATGCCACCCATCGGTGATCCAGCTAGTAATTGTTGGCCTGTAAGCAATCTTTGTAGTGGTTCGTCTGCAAGTCTTTGTGCTCCAGCAAACTGTCTTGATAGTGCTGCTTGTTGCGTAGCCTGTCCCTGTTGACCTAATTGATTCAATAGCCCTATTTGTGCTCCTAACTGGCTTTGTCCTTGTTGCCCTAGTCCAGCAATACCCTGACCAATCTGACCATACTGTTGTCCTAGACCAGCTTGTGCTGCACCTAGACCAGCTAACTGACCACCCAATGCTGCTTGTTGCGCACCTATGGCTGCCTGTTGTCCGCCTAATCCTGCTTGCATTGCACCTAGTCCAGCTTGTCTAGCTTGTTGTGATTCAAATGCTGATTGTGCAGAACCTAGTGCTTGACCAAAACCTCTGCTTCTAATTCCACTAACAGCTTCTGCTGCTCCTCTACCTACCTGTCTAGCTAATTCTTCTTGCGATATACGACCTCTAGATCCACCAAAAGCACCTTGAGATATAGCTCTGTCTCTTAAAGCTATGTCATCCATAGCTGCTTGTCTGTTAATATCTTCTAGAGTCTGTTGTACTACTTGAGACTCAAAAGGATCCATAAATCTAGAAACAGAACTTGGATCAAACATTTCAGCAGACCCTAAAGCAGTTTCCTCACCTCTACGTAAAGCACCTATGCCACCAGCTACAGTATCTGCACCAGTGTCTATCATTCTTCTAGCTGCAGGTATGAAGCCCATAGCTTGATCTACAGTTGCTTCTTCCTTACCAAACAATCCTCTAGCCTTATCTAAGCTTTCTTGAAAGTCTCCTAGTCCTGCTGTTTTTTGACGAGCTTGTATTTGCAAAGGTGTAAGACCTGCTGTTTGCTCTATGGGTATATCTTTTGGCCGAGATATTAATCCTGCGTACTCTCCCGGAGATCCAAAGTAAGATGCTAATAGTCTTCTAGAGTAGTCCTCCATGTATGGAGAAACAAAAGAATAACCAGTTTGAGGCGTGGTTATAACATCTGCTGGAGGTCCTACTTTTGTTTTACTACTAAATATTCCCATTATTTATACATTTTAGCCATTTCTTCGGCTTGTTTTTGAAACTCATACATCTTACGAGCACCCATTAATCTTTGTTCGTATTCATCTTCAGGGCTTGCACCAGACATAATACCCATTCCTCTGACTGCAGCAGCGTTAAAAACAAACTCACCATCGCTTAACATGGCTGGTATTTTGTCTCCTTGTTCTCCACCAGGACCTGTGACTAATTCATCTCTTTCAGGATATTCTTCAGCGTCAACAAAAGTACCTTCTTTTGCATATAGCTGACTTTGTATACGTCTTGAACCTAAAGTATCTACATAAGTAGCTTCTCTAGGAGGTGCAACTAAAGGTGAAAAAGGTACACCTTTTGCTTCTGAATATATTTTAGATACTTCACTTGGATAGAATCTATAAGCAGCAGGAGTTTCATCTCTAGCATCAATTGATATAGTTTGCCCTGGAGCTACGTTTCCATAATTTAAAGCTTGATATAAAGAACCTCTGCCATCTCCTACTTGTGGTGCACCATAAGCCATAGCTACACGATCTGACTCAGGTATTTGACTAACGGCAACACTGTCAGCGTCAGGAGACACGCCTAATACATCTCTCACGTAGTCAAAATCTTCATCTCTTTCTAAGTATCTTTCAATGTCTCCAAGGTTAATGCCAGCTATGCCACCAGCCATGTAGCCGGGGACATCGTAGCCAAACCTTTCTTCTACAAGAGCTGGATTTTCTTTAGCTAGGGCTTTTATCCCTTTATTTCCCTCAGATAAACTTTTCATTGTCAATCTTATTATATTACTATTGTAGTATTTCCTGCTACGGTAATCGTAACAGAACCCAATGATGATTGCAGTTCAAAACCCTGTTCGTTTACAGGAGTGTGTAACTGTATCCACCGATTGCCTGTATATACTTGCAATACACCGATAGACGTATTCCATATTATATCACCCTGATTAAAAGCTAAAGTGCTAATTTCAGAATCATTAAACTGTGGTGTGGAGTTAGGATCAAACTGTCCTAAGTTAATTTCTAAGATTCTAACTAGACGATTGAAAGTTGCAGAGTCAACAGTGTTTAAAGCTACAGGTAATCTACTTTCTAAAAGCTTTGCCATTACCTCTTACCATCAGGCCTGATTTCAAATCTATTTGCTCCAAGTCTCCATCTAAACCCTGTTCTTGAGGTTATCGCTGCACTATCATCAGATTGTACTCTAAACACCATTTGTCTAGATCTAGCTCTAACGTGATTTTGTTTAGTGCTGCTAGTAACTGTATTAGTAGAGTTTGTGGTTAATGAGTCACCCGGAAAGTTTCTTGTTTTAAGAACAAGACTTATTTGACCACCTGTAGAATTATTACCAAAGAACTTAACATCAGGAATGATGCGTTTCACAAAACCAAACTTTTCTCCATCATCTATATCAATATCGCCTGACTCAATAAACACGTTGTCCATTGGTTGTCCGTCTGCATCATCACTATTTTCATGTGTGTATAGATAATGAAGAGAGTTATCTTTTCCTGCTGCTCTTGGTTTTTCAAATATTCCATCATCTAACCAAGCTGTGCGTGATAGTTCTCCTATGCTCCATGCACCTTCTAAATAGTTATAAGTTACATACCTATCATTTTCAGAAGAAGAACCTGAAGGATAAAACCAACCTACTTCGTTAAACTCTCTGTTGGTAAATGCTACGACTTTGTAAGCTTGGGTTTGATTAAAATCATCAAGCACATAATTTAAAACTGAACACGTTAATCTACTTACGGTTCCTGAATAAATATAGAATCCATCTCTAGACATCCAATAGACAGCATCAGGAGCATTGATAGCACCATTTGGAGATATTAGTCCTACATTCTCATTAATTAAATTTACTCCAAAAGTAAACGGTGCACCTACAAATTGCATACTGTATAAAGCAGTATCAGTCCATATTAGTATTTCTTGTCTTGATCGCAAGCCACCAACTATTTGAGATCCCGCTGATAGTCTTAGCGATCCTGCTGTATTTGTAGAAGTTGGCTCCCATTCAGTAACACTTTCTTGATCAGAAAAAGCTATCAACAAAGGGTCTATAGTTCCAGACCTTGAACTACCTGATATTGGATCTGCACCTAAAACAATAACATGACGATCAATATCGCTAACTAATACTTGTAATCCTTTTGTGGGTGCTAGGTTTGCACCTGACAAAGATGTAATATTTACAGCTGCGGTTGAAAGTCCATTGCTTTCATCCCATAAGTAGATACCACCGCCCCTAGGATTGATGATTAAATCTTCTCCAAAAGCATCGTGTGACCATAATCGTAACTGATTGGTTTCACCAATAGGTGAGTTAGATCCCCAAGAACCAGAACCCCAAGTGTCTACACCCCAACCAGTAGCAGGTACATACACATCTAACCCAACATTAATTTGATACACACCATCTACACCTGATCCGCCATTACCACTATCACTAGCGTTTGCCGTCACTGTTGTTCCAGAAGTATCTTTGGCTGTTATTTCGTATGTATTTGTGCCTGTAACTCTATCTATCGTGTACTCTTGATTTAACACAGTAGCAGTCACGTTGCCACCTAAACTTACAGCACCACTAATAGTTACGGTATCGTTTGCTATTGCACCATGACTTGCATCAGTTACAGTAAGAGTAGATGAACCGTCTGTCGCTGCAAAGGTAATAGAGTTGGTGCTTGTTTTCCTTATTGGTGTTACATCAAATATACTATTTCCTCTTTGAATATAATATTTTGTTGTTGTGCCTAGCCCTAAATACTTTGAGGCATCAAGAGCAACCCAAGCAGTTATAGCTCTACCTGTACCAGCATAGGATGAATCGAGTGTTTTTTCCCATCCACCAACTTTTTCTGGTAAACCTTTTCTAAATCTAACTAAATTACCATCAGCCCAGCCACCCTCATCCATAAGTTCAGTTAACTCTTTGTTGATGCCAGGATTAAATAGTATTTTACTTACAGCCATTCTTCTCCTACAAACATTTTAGCTTCAGCTTCTCTTCTTTTAATCAAACCATCAAGAACTTCGCCACCCGCTTTGTTCCAGCGTTTTATTTCTTGTGGAACGTCTGCGTATTTTTCTTCATTCAACACTCTAAGCATGGTGCTGTTTTTTAAGTTTGTAGGTCCCAAGTTATACACCCAAGAACAAAGTGCATCAAATTGATTTTGGTTTAAAGGCACTTCAACAAAGTCATTGATATAGCTTTCATACTCTATCATTTCTTCTTGCAACAAATAATCAGCTTCTTCTTTGTTTATTTTATCTCCTTCTTTTACATCTTTGGTATGGCCATATCCTATAGTCCAAACTCCAGCAGGACACAAATATGCTTCAAGCTCGCATCCCTCAAACTTTTTAATTAACGATAATCCTTCTTTAGATATATTCATATTACCCCCATTTTTTAGTTTTTGTTCCGCCATCATAATCGACAGCAAGGTTTTCTTTTTTGAGCAAATCTGCGATATTGCCTTTTTCACAAAAAACATCTGCCAATACTCTACCATATTTGTCAGTACCATAAGATTTTATTGTAAGTTCGCCAACTAGCCAT